CAAGTTCCTGATCTGCATTTATTGGGAACTCTTTCTCATAACGAGTATTACTTTCACAACGATCGGTATTTGTGCATTCCCACTCATACACAGGCATTAGTTGATAACTCCATGAACTTTGTGAATATGATGAAGCAATACCCGGCTAACGCCCATCTGACCACCTAAGTAGTCGTAAGCGCCTATCAACGAGAATCCGCAATAGCAGGTGTGCATAAAATCAGGTAGTTCATTGTCCTTCGCACCAGTTACAGGGGTCATTGACCGTCCATTCTCCGCATTGTGTACATCGCTTAATATCCTTATCCTCGATCACATCTTTACGCTTGTCGTACCCTGCCGCTAGTAGTAACTCCACCAGATCGTTTAGACGCAGCATCGCAACATAATCCTCAGCATGCTCACCTTGTCCGTTGAGTCTGAAAGTGGCGAACCCCAATAAGCCACTCTCTTTGGTACGACTCTCGATCTGGCGGAGTGTTCCTACTACATCGAGTCCTGTGCGCGCTTTGACCTCGCAGTCGAACGGAACATTGAGAATGTCTCGCCCAGAACCTCGACCTACTGAAGCACCTTCCCACCAGCGCCTCAGATACTCTGCGACTACTCGCTCTGTGCGAAAGCCGCGGTGTTTTCTACTTTGAGACATTAACTTCCAGCGTTACTGCGTGGCAGTCAGGGCATGACCATGTAAAGCCAGCAGATAAAGATCCGCCGGTAATAACGATCTCTGAAACATCGAACTCTCGGTTGCATAGACAGCATCGAGTTGTAATACCAGAGGCTTTGACGCTATCTCGAATCTTTTTATAGTGTTCGATAACATCGACATCTGGGAATGACTCCCATTCACCATCTTGGTTCATGAATTGTAGAGTGCTCATTATCCGCGCCCCTTCTGCTTAACCCACTTACCATCGCGGTTAATCTCTAACCACACAGGCTCACACTTCTCTAGGAAGCCTCCAACTGGATTCTGGCATCGGAACTGCGCCCAAGGCTTATTATTTTTCTTGGACACGCCTTCGCTAAAAGCCATAGTGCCATGCGTACATGTAGGGATATCATCATCGACCTTAGCCCCACCTAGGACATCGGCTACGAGTGCTTCTGCTATTGCTGCGCTTGGCGCTAGGTGTACTTCCTTTGTAGTCCAAGGATCGTCCTCTGCCGGTAGCGTGATTTTATCCGCTAACTTCTCAGCGAAAGTGTTAGGTAAAGGTTTATCTATCTTAGCCTTTACTTTAGCCATTTCCTCTGCTGAGGGTCTTGGCTTGCCTTCGCTATGCTTTGAGATACCGCCTGTGTGCAGCGCTCTGCCGATCGCAGAACTCTCCGCATTTTCGCATGCGCTAGTAGCATTAACGCCTCTACCACTAACAGTCTCCTCAGCGAACCCTGTGGCAAACGGTAGTGGATCAGCGTAAGTCTTATAAACGCTTGCTTTAAAAATATATCTATCATCTTTGTAAGCCACCATCTCTGTGATAATTGCACCGTCTGGGTACTTGACCCAGAACTTTTCCAACCTCTGATCCACCGTCTCGTACATTGAAAGATCAAACATAGAGTTCATTCTCCTCTGTGTGTAGTTGACCAGCAATAGCAACATAGGCTGCCATGTCGATGTATGTATCGGTCTTGCCAGTCTCCATGCTTCGCGCTATTTTGACGAGTGCCATACAGACTGCGACCTGATAGTCAGTAACCGGCATTTCAAGGTAACTCGACCAGAGGGCAGCCGTTCTAGCCATATTGTCTGAAGGGTGTCCGTAGTCGAGACCACGATCTTGAATAATTGCTCTGGCTTCGATGAGGTAATCACTAGCGTTCATGCTCTCACCTTATTGGCTTGCTCGACCTGTTGGCGAACTGCTCTGCGACCGTCTGTGTATCCTGCGCTAACGCCCATGGTGTAGAACCATACGCAACTGCCAAGCCAGCCACACATTAGTATTCCGATTTCATAGATATTCATAACTTGCCCTTCTAGTGCGCCCTTCGCACCTTCTTGGCATAAGTGTTACACGACTAGCCGACACTACCTAGCACATTTAGATAACGAAATGGTAACAATTCTCCATCGTCCATGGCATCGTCTATGGTGCGCTTGATGTCGTTATCTAGATCGTCCATAGCGCCTGCCGTAGACTTGGAATGTTCCGTCCTTCTCAGCATAGATTAGGTCAACTTGAACATTCTTGCCGTTTTCTGTAACTATGGCAAAGGCTTGCTGCCAATTAGGCGTAAAGGCGTATTTAGCGTGTTTAATGTTCATCGCATGTCCTACTTCAACTCCATGGAGAACACGCCTTAAAACCCCGTTAGAAGCCTCAGAATGGGCGCTTCTGCCCGCTCTGTGCGTGTGTCCCATAATAACATTCTGCCCCATGCGCTTTGCTTGGTTTAGTGCGCTCATACCGGGATTAGGATTAAGACCACCAAGATCGCCATGAATGGCTACCCACCCCTTAGCAATAGGGAAAGGGTCTTTCCAATACTTAATTCCCATCTCGTCCAACCTGAGGAACTTCTCAAACTTTAGTTCTGGCAAGGCTAAGAACGCTGGGATCTTTTTCATTATTACATTGTAAAGTCGATCCGTATGGTTACTACGAATTACTACAGCCTCTTTAGCATGCTCAGTTAGAGACCAGAGGACATCGACTGTGTGATCTCGGTCTGAGGCTAAAGTCTGTTCGTACCAGCCCGGTGTTCCTTCGTGCCATCTGCTGATCTGTGGGAGGTCGATCTCGTCTCCGATAGTAACGACAGTATCGGGGCGAAAAGCCTTAATAAATATCGAGAGATTTCTAACAAATACTGAGTCCTCTAGGGGACATTGAAGGTCTGGCACTACTACGGTGCGTTTCATGTTTAATCCTCATCGTCATCGTATGGGATCTCGCCGGGTAAGTTAGGAAGCCAGTTAGGTGTGGGCAAGATAGTTGCAGGATAAGTTAAAGGTTCAAGCAAGATAGCCAGAGCCATCTCTGTTGAGAACCCTGCTCGTCTAAGCGATTTGTAATACTCATTTAGCCCGATGCAGTACTGATCGAGCATAGAGTATGCCTCTAAGTCGATAGCCTTCTTACGCGCCATGATTAAATTATCGCTCTAGAAGTATGTTGTAGATCTCATCGACACGCGAATTAAGTCGCTTAATCTCCGACAGCAAGTGAGTGATCACATAGCCAGCCAAGCCACCCACTATCGCAAGCGTGGCAATATAAAGGTTCAGGAGGTCTGTCTGAGTCATTTTTTAGGTGTCGCATATCCAAAGACCCCAGCAAGAACAGCCCATAGAATTGAGCGGTAATCTGCTGCGAAGTTAGATGCAGCCCAAGCAGATAGGAAAGCACCTGCTGTTAGGACTAAAGGGTTTTTCATATTCATACTGTGCCTCCTAGTAACGGTATATTAAAGAACGAACCATCTTGATCACCTTTGATGCTGAACGAGACATGCATATGATGGCGATGCTTGTTAATCCCAGTATAAGTTCTCCAGCGCCAAGCGCTCTTGGCTGAACAGATCTTTGACTCGAATATGATGTATTTGATTCGCTTGTCTGTCTTGGCAAGTCTGCGAAGTTGATCAGCAATATCGGGCATGAGGTCAGGTTTTGCCTTACCAGAGACATCTCGATCGAGGTCGATCGCTCTAACATTCCCAGTCGATGCACAAGGTATGTGATCGCTAGTGCCGCCTGCACGATGTCGGGCATCGGCGATCCAGCCGTCGGAAGCGCGATCGCGGTCTGGGAACGAGTCATCGAATTGTTCTCGTAACTGTTGCCCGGCTTTGCATAACTTTGGCTTCATGCCAGTAGTAGTGCCAGTTCTGCATCTGTAAGTCCTAAGCGCTCTGCAATAGCAGCCTTAGCCTCAGCCTTCTCGGCTGCCGCTTGTTCCTCGTCTGCCTTAGCCTTCGCATAAGCAACTGCATCTGCCTCGCGTTGTGCTACTTCCTCGGCTGTTAGTTCAACTTCAGAGACTTCGCCTGTCTCGCAGTTTACGATGATCTTTGTGTCTGCCATTTTGTCTCCTAGTTTTTGAGTATGCCGTAAAGGCTTGCTGTTGAGTATTGAACGAAGTTGCGACTAGCGCCTGTGGTAAAAGTAATAGATGTAATTGCTGAGGTATCAGACCAAAGACCAGCAGTTAAATCCAAATAATAGAAGTTGGAATTGTTTTCCATCGCCGAATCAGTTGAGAACGACTTGAAACTAGAACTTGCATAGTTAGGAACATAAAGTTCAACGCTAGAAAAAACGCTTGCGGTGTTATTAGTGTCGTTTATAGAACCAAGAAAACGAGCGCTTGAAAAGGAAGAAACGGTTGTAACTGTGCCGCCTTCAAGTGATTTGTTCGTGAAATTAGAAGTTGAACCATTAAACGAAACTAATAAAGAGTCTTGATCGGCGCTTATTCTGTCGCTTCTTACTGAAAGGACAACCTTCAAATCTGTGTAGGTTGCAGGGATAGATGAGAAGGATATGGTTGCAGCGCCAAGCAAGCCAACATTAACGGTGCTGCCTATCTTTACATAAGTGTTAGCCATTATGCCGCCTTAATTCCGTATAGGGTAAAGGTTGAGCCTGTATCAAAGTTTTGCCCTGAGCCTTCTAAAGTGATTAACATAGAAGTAATTGCAGAGGTAGAGCGATATAGACCAGCAATAGCAACTGGACCTTGTGCGGCTGCATCTCCGCGACTTATCCAAGTTTTAAAGGTGGTTGTGTTGCTGTAGTTTTGGAAGTGAACTGTGTTTTGCCCCCAGTCAGTAGGGGAAGTTTTGAAGTTAATTGCGCCTCTAGTTTGGTTACTTTCTCGGTAACTGCCAGCAGTAGAGCCATTACCTTCAAGGCTGGTGTAAGAATAGTTTGTACCGCTATCAGAGTTTAATCTGATGCTAGTCCACCGTTGAGGTGTGCCGCTTTGCTTAACTGCTATAACTAGTAATAAATCTGTATAAGTTCCAGTTATGCTAGAAAAGGTAACGCTGCTAGCAACGCTACCAAGTGTTGTAGTCGCTATTGGTTCATAAGTTGCTGGCATTATTTAATCCCATACAGAGCGAAGGAAGAGTATTGAGCGAAGTTATTAGAACCAGTTTGTGAAAATAACTTTATAGAAGTAACTGCTGTAGTGGACTGGTAAAGACCAGACATTAAAGTAACATCGCCAGCGCCGTTGTTATCGTTGCCGCTTAAAGAACGCAAAGTGCGATTTTTATTAGTGTTTGAATAATCTAAAATATCTATAACACCAGGGGCAAAGTTTCCAGTAAGCGCGGTTGAGCCTGTGAGTCTGCCTAGTCTCATGTCTGTTAAAGTACTTCCGCCGCCCGCGCTTGCGGCTGAGCCGTTACCGTTTAATTGGTGCTGCGCGTAATTGCTTCCAGTATTTCCGTTTAATTGAATAGCAAGGTTATCGTCTGGAAAACTTGCGCGAGCAGTTCGAGCAATAAACCTAATTTGAAGGTGTGAGTAACTGCCGCTTATGCCTGTGAACTCCACATTGGCTGCGCCACCTGCGCCGACAGTTACCGTAGCAATAGACTCATAAGACGATAGCGGTGCAACCACTCCACCCGTTAAAAGTCCAGCAATTTGATTAGCGATCATTAGGCGATAGCGCCAACCACATACCAGTTATTTGCAGAAGTCTGCATAATCGCGCATGACTTATATTGTGCCAGAGTAGGAATCGCCGCTACTGCACCTGCTGAAAGGATAGTTACTCCGACTGCGCCAGAGATCGAGACCAAGCCTACGCCCTTGTTCAGTACTGTAATTACTGTGCCGACTGGGAAGGCTGTAGTGGCGTTAGTAGGGATCACCATAGTAGAGGCAGCCGCATTAGAGCGGGTTACTAGCACTTGGTACTGGTCATTCAGTACTGGCTGGTAAGTAGTGCCAGTCTGGTCGTTAAGGGTAAAGTTAACTAGACCGTTGTAAGCAGCAGCCGATAGAACATCGCCGGTGCTTGCTGGGAAACCTGTTGCCATTTATATCTCCTAATATGCCATTATGCTAGTGCCGATTATACCTGATACTGCGCTTCCGATTATGAAACCCTCAACTATAGGTTCAAGCGTGGTTAAAACGCATCTGAACATATTAGGCGAGATATCCCACGCTAAGCCCTGAGCCTGTAGAGTCTTGACGATGGTTGAGCCATCGGGTTGAACATTGGTGATCTTTAGATTTGAGAAGTAGTCCAGCGCTAGCATAGTCTCAGTAGGTACTGCTGGGTCTAGCAGATCGACAGTCATAGCATCTATGCGGATCGTGGTCTCTGCTCTAGTTGCCACATAGATTTTTGCTATGTTTAGAGTGGCTGCGTCTGTCTGTGCTACTAGGTTGTTTTGGTTTAACTGGTGAGGGAAATACTTGGCGATCGAGGCTGAGTTCTCTGATACCTGCTGAGTGCCACCTACGCGGGTCATGCCTGCGCTGTTGATTATTAACTTATCATCGAAGGCAAAGGTGAGGTTGCTGTAAGGAATACCGCTAGTCTGATTAAACTCTATAGGAGTCTCACCGTACTTCTTGATTACATTTGTGCGGTTGATAAAGACATAAGTTCCCTCAGAGTCTA